CTTTGGGTTATCAAGTCAAAGGATGAAACACTTGTTGTTTCCCTTGCTCTGAAAGATTGGTTTACGAAAGACAAATAGTCTTTTACCAACTTAGGAGTGATATCTCGATGAACATGGTGGGCCACCGTCTCCTTAATAGTTATATCGAGGGATACTAGTTGTATCTCTCTATATAATCTATTATACTCATTAAACAACTCTAGGTTGAGAGGAACTCTCTCCCAAGATTGTAAATGAGCCCAACGATTATAAGAAAGGTCTGCATTAAAATTTAATGAGAACTTCTCATAATCTTTCTTAATATTAAGAAAAGCAGTCACGGCTTTTGAACCTTGAGTGTTCACCAGTCGTGCAGCTAAAATGGCCACGGGAGGATTTACATCTTCCCAGGGTGACATTTTTAACTTAATAAAAGATTTTGTTAGAGACATCAGTTTAGAATTCAAGCGAGAATCTAAATATTCAATTAGATCCTCAGCAAAGAGTTCTAAATCCGGTGTAAGTCTAGCATTGTTATTAACTAATAAGTTATAATCGCCTTTCATAAAGGCCATTAACTTAGAAAAGTTAAGGTTATTAGCTCCTTCTACTTTAATAGAAGAGGCTAGTAGTAAGAACAATAGATTTCTAGCTTGTGGGGGGATAATTCCACGAGCTAAAGACCTAGAAATTATGTTCCAATCCTTGATCGAAGTTAACGATCGAAGAGCAGACATAATTCCTTTGTTCTCAAAATAACCACGTCTCATCAACCGATTACGGAATTCAACTTTAGCAGAAAGATGTGTTATTCCTTCTGTTAAAGATTTGAATTTCTCATGTTGCGCTATAGAAAGAATCTCTTTTAAGCTAATTGGAGACAGATTAGTTTTACCTAAAATGTCCTGACTAGCAAATTCGAAAAACTCTCTATTGGATACGTAGGATTTTGGGAGACCAATGGTCACCCCATTATCCCTACATACTTCAACATAAGCATCCGCAACAGGTTTAGATCCGATAACAATGTCATCACCTAACACGAGATAATCCCGGAAATTCTCTACTTTGGCCCTCTGGGACGCCAAGAACACCAAATAATGGTGGACTAGCGCCAAGGAAGACCAAGAGGAAAGAGTTCCCATGGGTTGTCCTCGAGTATAGTGATAAACTTTTCCTCTGAAATGGTAACCCCGTGTCGTTAAGACGTTAGCCCATAGTTGTACTATGGGATACTCGCCCGCTCGACCCATCCATGACTCGAATACCTCCTTATATAGGGTCATCGGTATTAAATCAGTTGCTGATTTAAGATCGTATGACGCAATATAAGAATGTGAACGAGACATGAACTCATTTACCTTACCTTCCTGATCAAATGTAGCATCACTCGGAATATTCCGTAAGATTGCAAACATCGAACGATGTATGGGCTTCATCGCCCATTGCGTCCAATAATCAGAGATAGCGAAGACTCTAACCTTTCCAGCAGATTCGTATTTTAAAGATAACTTCCCTCCTTTTAAATCAGGATTGAAGGGACCTTTAAGAAACTTGTCTGCTACTTCCTCTATTAGAGATCTAAACTGGTAGACTCCGGTTAACCGGTGGTCTGACTTGTAAAGAGTATCTAAATAGTGGATCAAGGTGGAATCTTCACGGTAAAGGAAATGATAGGCTGCATCATGGCCGGCCATATTGAAACTAACATTTCCATTTGGACCAGCCGTAAGAGTAAAGGGAACTTCCTCCACTGGTATATCAACATTACAGGGAATGTTCAAAGGGTTTATAAAAGCCCAAAATTTTCTAGGATAGGCATAATTGTCTATAATAGAATTGAACAATCCTTGGAATAATGATGCCGATGGGGTATACTTTCCTTTACTATTTACAGGTGCAAGTCGATGAGGAGGCGCCGTAATGGTAGACAAGTCAGGATCTTTATAGATCCCCTTGAAACCTTTATAGGCCGCCAACAACGATAAGACGAGTCTTAACCGGGATGGATGTTCCTGTCGTATCCAGTTTCGTAAAGAAACAGGTAGCGACTTAGGTAATCCATGAACCAATCTTACACGCTGACCCAAATCTTGGGTTGATTTTAAAGGAGTACCAGCTAAATACTGTTTAACAGCAATATAGCTGATTTTTAATAATAAAATTTTATTATTAACTCCTCTAAATCGAGATATTTTCTCAAAGTGTAAACCAAACTTCCGGATATCTCTCATTATGATATGAGAGGGTCTTTTAATTCCCATCCACGAAACTATATGTCTATAGTAATGTGGAAAGAACTTTTCAAAATTTCTTTTGAAAAAGATCATTGAATCAGAGACCATCCAACCCGGAAGTAATGGGAATAACAAATTGGCACCAAATCCTCCCAGTTCTTCAATGGGAGTCGACTCAGGTAACCCCGACGGTCGAGGGAAGCGTTTAGCTACACTCGCAGGCGTATCTCTAGGAGTTGCAATAACTTCTACAGATGATTCTGTGGATAAAACAACTTTGACAAGTTTGTGATATTCAGAATCCGATAAATAAAGAAGTTCATCTTTATTTATAGGGTCTCTAATAACATAACCTTTATGATTATGTTCGCTCCATGAAATATCACGTGATAATTCATAGGAAGAACGTTGCATGAAGATAACGGATGTTTTCATTGTTAATTCATTAGTCGAGTAGCTCCCCCTACCCCTAGAATCCTAGAGGAAAAGGGAAGAGGACTTACGACAAAAGGAAAAACCTTGATAACATAAACCTAGTAAGTGCCAGGATCTGTTACTTAGGTGAAAGTGAGAGGTCATTACCGATCATCGAAACCATAATCGGCATTCTGTACTTAGGACATTTAGTCCGGGTATTGAATCCTATTAGTAATAATACAGGCATATAGGATGCTCACGAGTCATACCATTAAATGACTTGACTTTCCGACGAAGGAACAGAATGTTAAAAAGATTTTAAATTAAGTCTTAAGACATTCCCAGACCTCTTGGAGAGGTAGAGAGACTACGAAGGAGAATCTGTGATTCAACTCCTCTTTGCTCTGTTTGCACAGAGGGGAGCAGATCACCTCATTAAGATGAGTTTCATACTGCAGCAGTAATCCTCTCATCCCCTAAGTTTCTAATTTAGGGCGAGATCCATGGGGCGTGGAATTTTAATGAACCTGAGAAATCAG